GTGTATAAACACACATTAAACCCTACATGGACTGGTACAATTCACACCCAGTCAGTACATTAAAACCATAAATAACAATATTGACATCAAACAAATCTAAATTAAAAATATCAAACAAACAAAAACAAACATAACAAACAAACACCACAACTACCCTCGGAGTAACCCGATAGGAGGCCTGTGGCATGGCCCCTGAAACTAATTATAACCTCTTAAACTTTAAACTAAAACACTCACTTAAACAACACCCTGGCTTTCTGACGCATCAACCAATAACCGTTGTCACCAAGAGACACAAAACATTTAGATTGTTTGGCATCTGTAGTCATCGGAGGCGGAGACAAATCGAACGTTTTCTTAGGAAAGAAAAGTTCGAATTGCTCCCTACCAATTCGCGACACAGAAACTATCCCATCTAACATTCGTTGCATGTCACTTATTGATCTTCCAACTAATTGGGCATTGCACTCCAAAAACGCCGCATTACCGATAGGGTCCCTAGGGATTTTGCTTATCCAATCTCTTAACGACTCTTGATATTCAACGAAATGCTGATAAGTTTTAAACCTATGCCCGGCAATCTTAATAATTTTCCTTGAAATACTGGGCATTAACTTCCCTTGCACCAAGACATAACCACAAAAGGTAATGGGAACATCCAAATCCAATTTAAACTCTAGAACAGTTTGCGCAGAAATAGCTTTAACAATGTCAGAGTTAATTTTAAGATTGGCCTGTCTCTTAAAACCATCATCCCCTTTTATGGCCATAGCCATTGGTCCCTCACCTCTCAGCATGGCGTTCAGAAGAGCTCCCATCAACACGGTATTACCCAACAACGTCCCCGGTTCCCCACTAGTCTTTATAAATTGCATATTTGCACGAACATACTTGGATTGCATGACATATCGTTCGCGAAAAGAAAAATACCAGTCAAGAAAGAAGTCCGATATTCCCAAAGCAGCATATATATAACGTTCAATGAGTTGTGTGAAAGGACCCTGTCCAGAATCGCAAGCCGCCGCATCAATAACACCATTTATCGCGACATCTGGAACAGCTGCCATAGCTACGTTGATCTTTTCAACAAACTCATCTTCAGACATTGCATTGTCATATACCACATTGGGGTTCACAGACTTAAGCATTAAATCGTTGAGTACCCGAAAAGCAATCATGAATTTAACATGTGCCTCTTTCGACCAGGCTAGTATTCCTTGGCCGGCTTTGGCCAGGTCCGTAGACGGGTCTTTCAAAGGCTTTTCAATGTCTTTCAATTGAAACCTATAAATTCGACTGTTCTTCGTGAATTCCTCCTCCATTTGCCCTTGATAATTTCTCTTCACCATATCGTGCATTGCCTGATTCATGATCCTGGCCAGATTGCCCGGTTGAAAAGTTTCGGCAACGTTAGGACTTAGGCAGTCTTTCACGAACAATTGGGCAACAATCCTGGCGACCCTGTCCTGTGTGGCACTGGATGACCTCGTCACACGAGAGTACAAATATCGTGCCTGTTGCACCTGCAATTCTTGCCACCTGTTCCTACCAAAGTACATTAGAGATGGAGCCACAGACATTACATGGGTGTCGACACTATCACTGACAGGATGCCCACGCATATTTAACGGTGATATGATATCAGGATTTAAAATTCCAGAGACAAACTTGTGTCCCACGGAATTGGAAAACTCTTCGTTAAGGTAATTTGTAGAATACTCGTCAGCACCATTTTCCAAGTCAAATTCCTTGATCATCATGACAGCGTCAAACTCGGGGACTAAATTTCTTTCCGAGACAGTGGGGTGATGTATTTCAGATATAGCAAACGGTACATCACCCATCATGTTTGGGACAAACTGCGTAGCGTAATCCATAAAAGACTGCCTCAACACCTCAGTTGGTTCCAAAACTTCTTTACCCTTCGTCACATTGGCCTTTGCACCGCCAGATATGTTAACAAACTCACTCTTAACAAGTTTTGCAGGTCCCACCGAAAAGAATTTTAAGAACGTTTGCCCAGCCAGACAGTCGGTTACCCTATACTGATGTGTGCTCGAGAAACCATTAGGAAGTAATAAGCATGTCCCCGCCGTCATGGGAAGTCTGTTACAACAGCTATTCCATTGGCAGGTGGTTTCAAAAACACAAAAACCCTCATAACTAACAACGACTGAAGCACTGGTTGCATCCGACCCGCCGTCCTCAACATCGCACCATAGATCATTTCCACCATCGGAGTGTTTACTGACAACGCAAGAATTGGTGGAAATATTTAGCACTGTGTTCAGGTAGACCATCAACTTATGCAATTCCTGCGGGAATTCTAGAGCCGTACGTCTAATTGTCCCGTGTCTATAATCCTTTTGCCCACTCGTGGAGTAAAACAGTTCTTTTCTGGCCCTGGCATTCTGCCATCCAACAGTGGGAAACAATAAATCGGGCAGACTCATTTCAAACCCGGAAACCCCATGGTGAAAAACCTGTTTCCGGATAGCATCGGAAAAACCAGACCCGAATACCAGACCTTCACTACAGACACTGGTCTGCCCACCCGAAATACAAGAAGATCCACTGCCCTCTCCCGGACAACAACAATCGTCCTTTGTTCCAGAAGTCGATGCATCATTAATAAAACTCAACTCAGTAAGATCATCGAGATCTATCGGCGAGGAACAGTCAGATGTTTCCCCGTCCGATATAGGAATCTCCATCTCCTCACAATTGAGTTTTTGTTTATTATACACCACAAAATGCCCATCAACATCCTTACCCAACAGTAGTATCTCCACAGTCGTCTCCTCAGAACCATAGGTCAGAACTTGTTCTGGATTTTCCTCAGAATGCACCACGATCGTGACCTGTAAAGCCTTGGCAAACATAATACAATCCGCCCACGTGGATGGTAACCCCGACGCTAACCAATGAACATATACAGACTGATATTCTGCACCAAGACATGTCTTATGAAGATCCTCCAGACTTTTCCCAAGTACCTCTGAAATTGCCACGAGCAAACAATTATTGGCCCTGTACACCGGCGACAACATGTTAACCACTTTGTTTTCCTTTGCAATATTGTGTCTGATTTCCGTAATATCCAACACTTCTACTTCTACCTTTTCAGACACCTCCGGGACCACTTCATCGTACGGAACATAACCAGAGTACTTATCAAACAGTATTCTAAAACCCTTCAACAGATCAGACTCGGCCATAAAGAATTTCCCGGACAACGGTTTTTCCAACCCTAAAAACATGCGCAACATATAATCTGGACGTTCCACAACAGTCATCGCACATTTCACTAGCTCCCTGAGTTTTCCTCCGACCGCAGTTACCTTCTGGTCAGTGAGAATCGTTAAACTTTTCTTGTGCCTAGACAAGGCCACCAAATTGAGCTCATCGGATTCTACCAAACGACCATCAGCAGCTGTAATTGGGAGTACAACAGAATCATGAGTACTCCCCTGGTTGGCCCTCACGGTCGTTTTTGAAACACCCGTAACATACTCCGTCATGAGATTCGCCCCAGACTCGTCACTGTAATGTATGACCTTAACAGAACTGTCTTTAACCTTGGTCTGGAAATTGCTTAAGTCATCAAAGGCATAGCCGGCATCAACACTCGATGTTGGTAACATTCGACTGGCAAAAAGATAATTCAACACTTTTACATCCAGTCTCGGATTACGGAAGTTCTTGAAAGGCACGTGAGTCGAAATCTTTGTCAGATCAATCTTATTTGGAATGTAGATTCCTTCACCGCGACTTTCCTGTATCCCCGTCTGTTGTTCATCACCAACCAAATAGATCGTATGCGCCTGAGACCTATGCACAAGAACCGCTAGGAGCCTCCAGTCATAAGCTGTAAATTCATCCACGAAAATGACTTCCCTCCCACACTTCAGTGCCGCGTGTTGGGTTTGAAAATCCCAATTTACAGTCTTGCCGTCCACAACCTGATTTTGGTAGTCCGATCGCAATTTTAAAAACGGTGCTACTACCAAATCGGAATTAGGATCAGCCAAAGCACGGATTATGTAGGATTTTCCAGTTCCGGGACCCCCTTTGATATATTCCACTCTAGCGGTCGTGGTAAACGCCTGTTTTGGTAACAGCTTATGAACTTCTGCCAGTAAATCTGCATACTTGTTGCCCTGCATCGTCGATTCCCTTTTAATGTCGTTCCGGAAGTCATCCACTTCTTCTTGAGACATTGCAAACTCAAAATCCGATTCGATCTTGTGATGACAGTCTAAAATCTGGGCACCTAGTTTCCCTTTGAGACGATCACAAATTCTGCACATTTTTGTGGAACCCCTAGAATACCACTCCGCATAATCGGTAAAGAGAGAGACGAACTCATCGTCAGTCTGCGCCTTCCCGCCGCCAACTAAAAACCGTTCACAACGAGACACACTTGAGGTACCTTCCAGACTAACACACACCTCCGAAAACTGTTTCCCGGAACAGTCGACATCCACACTAGCGACCTGGTTTTCCATAGCTACTTTAGCAGCACGCACTTCCTTTGGAACATCTTGCCAGTCATCTAACGACCATCCAGCCGGAACCATTGTGTCTGCAGGTAAGAAATCCCGAGATAACTCCATGTGTTTCTCAATGTTCAAGGCAGTCTCGTCGAGACAAACAGAATCTACCTGGTACATGAGGTCAGTAGTCTCTTTAAAAATCTTATCTACGAGTTTTGTGTCAAACAACCAATTCCAAAGAAAGGCTATTGGATCCACCAACTCATGAATAAACCCCTTTATGTTCTGCCTCAATCTGTCGGCCCAGGAAAATTTAACATCCATCAAACTTTTAAGATTCTTGTCTATCTCACCACGTAGATTTTGAACAAAGTAAAAAATAGCATATGAAAAACTAGGAATTAAGTCTTGAGGTAAACGCCAGGCAGATATCAATTCTTTATTGACGAGAGAGACCCCGGAAACCTGGTGTCTGATAAAGTTGGCGACATTCTGGATCGTCAAAGACTTTTCAGCAATAGAAAAGCAATATGTCACAGTGGTGTCAACCTCCCTTTTAAAAACCGGAAAATAAACCAAAGGTTCCTTAAGACCTGCCTCGCCCAGCTGACGTACATTGTTAACAACGTTTATTAAATCTAATACTTGAACGTAACGCTCCTCCGGTCGCAACTCCAGAGTCCTCGACACATACTTCTTGCCAGTGATTCTGGTCAGCCTGAACGTGTTTAGACAACCATACCTCCCTGTGAGATCGACCTCAATAGCAAAATTGAACTGAGGGTCACTCAACACTGTATGGCGTAACAACGTCGACCAATGTTCTTTATCGTGTGAGTACCCAGACCCCTGGACATCGGTCATATGTGCCACAACTTTAAAACCCTTACGTTTACTTTCAGTCTCGAGGTACCCAGACGGGATACCACTCGCATCTCTCCCAGAAATATAATAGACGCCACGGGGCCTTCCACCAACCTTTGTCTTGATTGGCTTAAGAGTACCACTGACATCCATTAACTCCCAATAATTATAATAATCACTGGGGGGAAAATGATCAAAAATAAGTTCGTAAGGCAACGCCATATATCCCACCGCAACCTGAGCGTCTGTATCAGAAAACAATTTTAACCAATCAAAACTAGAAAAATTGTAACCTACATCTTCACAAACTAACTGAGTGAAAGGACCACTTTTAATAAAACTATCTCTAGAAAAATGAAAATGACCTGGAATCTGTTTACGCTCTGCAACTTCGGCGGCCAACATGTGTAACTCGATGGTTTTTTCCGTGGCAGGTGAAAACCACCCCTTGCGAGCTGTGGTCGAAGTTTTCGATTTAGTTTTCTTGGCTTGACTCTTACTAACAGATATACTTTTCGCAAATTCCATTACGGAGTCCATTTCAGCCAAAGAAACAATCTCATACTCTTTATCTCCAACCCTACTCTTAACAATTTTTCCGCCCCGCTTAAGTTGATTCATCAATTCTCTTTCAGCAGATTCCATGTTTTTGTACTTTGCAGCCAAGTTATTTTCAAGAAGGTCCAGTGTGGTACGCACTAGATCCTTACTATCCTTGTCCGCAAAGTAGTAGTGCACCATGGGATTTGAAGAATAACGCACTACTTCACGACTTGCTGCCCCAACAACCAGCGTTTTCAGTTTAGTGTTGACCAATTTATTAGTAGCATTGTACTCCTGCCTCAACACCTCTCTGAGTGCAGCTAACTCTGGATGATTCCTGGGAGCCCTGTGATCTTGTCTATAAATCGGTATAAATCCGAGCTCCCTTTCAATCTTCTTCTTTTGTAACGGTGTCAAAGACCCCGTCACAACCACGGAGGATTCGACCTCTGATTGGAAGGACTTCACCATTTCAGCATGAGCAACATTCGCCCCTTCAACAGCTTTGGCAGCATCAATCATGGAAGCAGCGGTCATAGCACCAACCCAGTAGGTTATATCACAATTGATAAAACCACGGAGATGGGCTAATACAGATTGGATTGATACGACCTCGCAATCACTATCAATATGGAAAAGTTGAGACGACTCCAAATATCTTGGTAATGGGACAAGGATGGAAGCCCCCCTGACCATTATGTCGATATAAGAAATTAATCTAGCAACTAATTCTATATAGGTAGACATGGAAATAGGTCCTGTGAATGGTGAAATTAATCCTTCCCAACGTTTAGCTATCCTAGTCGAATTCCGCGTCAGTCTGTTAAGTGACTGAATAGACGGTACCCATGAATGATAACAACGACTACCACTAATGGCAGCCAGTTGTACATCATAGGTAGCCTCAAAAAACTCAGTATAAACGTCACTATCGGCGACATCGAATTGGTAACCGAACAATTCCCTTGGTGTAAAAAACGCCATACAAACAACAATAAAACACTAACACTAGTTGCCGGTGTAGGTGAATCCACTTTCAACGCAATATAGGTACGTGATATGGGACCACTCCTAACCTCAATCCTGTGATTCGTGGTAACGAGTTTGTAAATGATGGGATCGGGATGATGAATTT